CCACCCCACTAATAGCACAGAAAGCGCTGACAAGACGGGGACACTACGAGGGCAGGGTCAGTAGATGGCGTAGTGGGCGTTGATGTTGGTTTCGATGGCAGCGCGGTTCGCAGTTTGATCGGATAAGTAAATAAGCACTTCTTGCATGGTGCCTCCAAAAGCAAACGCCGAAGTGTATCCGCAGATCCTGAAAGCCGGCCATGCAACCGTGCCGCCATTTAGCGTTGTTTCTATTTTGTATCCGTTTAATGCAGTATATACATCGTTTCTAGTCGCGGGGGTGATTAAAGAACCATTGGCTCGCAAGGCAGCCGATCCTGAAACTGGAGCCCATTGATTTGTTTGAATACTTGAGTCGCCTTGTTGTGCTACCCAGCTAAAGTTACCTGCTCCATCGGTACCGGTAAACGTAATATGAGCTGCGCTTGTAGAATTCTTGACAACAAACGCATCCAATCTGTTTTGACTAGTAAGTCCTGTAATTTCCAGTGACTTAGAAACGTTATCATCAAAAGTAAATGCCGGCTTTGTGCCTTGCAAAACTACGGACCCAGAGGATACAAGAGCCGGTTGCTTGGTAGTTGTAGCCTGAGTTGCGTTACGGCCATTACCGCTTTGGTCGTACCAAGTACGCACAAAGCCATCACCGGCGCCACAGAACGTGGCCAGACTGCCATTGGTTACTTGAGCCGCAGTGAAGTCTTGCTCAGTGTTATCAGAGCTGCGACGAACTCGGACAACATTGGGATTTGAAGTGCCAACTAGGTTGCGCAGGCTGTAAGCAGCAGCAGCTCCTGGGAAGCTATCCAGCAAAGCATTGGCCGTAAACGGCTGCGATCCTGTAATAACCCAACTCATGGCACCATCCTCCAGGGGTGATTAGTGGCAGTGGTTAATAGTGAGGTGGTCATGGGATGGCCGCCGCAAAGGCGTTGATAAGGTCGGTTACGCGGGCATCTAGGAGGGCTAGGTTTAGTGATTCTCCGATGGAGTAGAAGGCGAGACGGGCGTTGGCATATCTTGAAGGGCCAGTTGTAGCAAACACAAAGATCTCGCTAGTGGCTGGCGTCTGTGATGCCTGAGTCAGCTCAGTAGTCGCACTATCTTGACGGCGAAAATATCCAGCAGAGCTGGACCTTGAAATTGCAACAAGTCCAAGAGAGCTTCCAGATGTTGCCGATATAGATGTAGTATTTTGCGATCTTGTATAAAGCCCTCCATTGCTGGATATCCTCCCAATATGGCTTACTCCAATGCCGTTTGTGCCGGTGCCAATGTACATTGGGTTTTCTCCGGCTCCACTTGTTGTCGCCGTGCTGACATATACACTTAGATGTTGATTGTTTTGAGAATCAGCGTTGTTATTGCGGTTGCTTTCTAGATATTTAGAAGTCCCATCCCCCGCCAACCCCGTCTTCCGGTTGTAATCACCGGCGACAAAGTTGAAGTTAGTTGGGGCAGTGCCGGCAAGCGGAGTCAATGCACCAGTAAGCGTGCGAGCCCCAGCCAAGATGCAACCTGCCTTAATCGCACTCCAGATCCCATCGGCCTTGCAACCAAGCACGAAGTTATCAATAGCGATCTTGACCTTCTCCTCAAGCGCTTGACCGTCTGCCGTCTCAACCGCTGTGATGTAAGCAGCAGCGTCGGCATCCATCGGCTGCCAGGTCTGACGCAACACCACCTTTCCAGGAACGTAAATAGGCATCACGTCACCTCCTGATTAGTGTTATAGGTTTCGGTCATGGTATTGCTACTCCAAATGCGGTGATGAGTGCTGACACGCGGGCGTCAAGTAGGGCGAGGTCTAGGGATTCGCCAATGGAGTAGAAGGAGAGGCGGGCAGAGGAATATGAGGGGATGAGATTAGTCTGAACGAATCTATAAAGCGTTATGTTCTCTGTTGTGCCGGAATCAGTCCTCGTCTGGGTGTAGTTTATTCCTGCCACTCTTGCAGTTATCGCGCTGCCAGATTTGTTGCCACCACCAAAATAGGGACCGCTTGCCGCTGGGCTTGTACCTAGAGACACTGCTGACTTTATCCGCACCGCGTTGTCGCTACGCCACAATATATTGGAAAAGCTATTTGCTGTCCCGATAAGTGCAGTCCCTGAGCTAGCGTAAAAGCTCATGTGAAAATTGTCGCTAGGGTCATCGTTGCCGGTTCTATTGCTATCCAAATACTTTGTACTTCCATTCCCCACCAGCCCCGTCTTCCGGTTGTAATCAGTGTTGCCAACGAGATCAAAGTTGAAGGGCGTTGGGGCAGTCCCCACCAGCGGAACTAGAGCGCCGTTTGTAGTCCTAGCTCCACTAAGGATGCAGCTCGCCTTAATGGCAGACCAGATGCCATCCTGCTTACAGCCGATCACGAAGTCATTGATGGCGTACCGGGTGGCCGTCTCTAGGGCCTGGGCATCAGCGACCTCAACAGCTTCGATGTAGGTCGAAGCGTCGGTGTCGAACTGGAACCCAGGCCGCACGATCAGCGTCATACGCCCTCCTCAACAACCGGCGGATTAGTGTCGTTGTCTAGTGGGGGGACGGGTGCCACATAAGGGGTGCCGTCTTGGTTGAAGCGTGGTTCAGGCATGACCCAGTACGGACCCACTTGGTAGTCCTGGCAAGCCTTATTGGCAGCCGTGTAGGCGTACTCTTGGATGATGTCCGTCGGCTCTTTGCCTTCGGTGTAAGCAATGGCGACGATGCCAGGAATGAGGCTGTCGTCGATGTCGATTGTGAATTGAGCCATGAGGATTAAACTCCGATGACGGACCAGTTAGCGCCGTTGTACCAAACGAGGGCAGCGGCAGCGCCACCACCAGTCACGGTAGAGCCCACGGCAGGGGCAGTTGCGTCAGTGACGCGAGCAATCATCCCGACAGCAGGAGTGCCGGGCAGGGTGGCAACAGTGTGTGCAGTTGCCGCTTGGAAGACAGAAGCTGCGTGCTGTGCATAGGCAGAATCGTCAGCAAGCTTTGTTTCTAAAACGGCTGCATTGCGCTTTAATGCAGGGAAACTAGATGTTGTGCCGCCAAATTGAAGACGACCAAAGCCATTGGCATTCCAGTTGCTTAGCAGAATATTTCCATCTACCGTCGGGAAACTTATATAGCTGTAGTTCGCTCTGCCTATGCCTCCATTTTCCAGGTAAATTGCAGCGTTTGCTCCGGCTTGAAGGCTTCCAGATGATGCAGAGACAGTCCAACGTGTTGTCCCATCAGTCTGGAACTCCAGTGCCCGAGCCGTGCCACCACCGGAGCCTTTCTCCGTACCGATGCGGAAGACGTTAGACGCCCACTCCAGTTTGCCCAGCTCGTAGTTGGTGGCGCTGGTAAAGGTGTTGTAGACGCGGAAGGCCTGGGCAGCGTTACCGTTGCGTTGGGCAAGGATGCCAGAGCCGTCGCGGCGCAGCATGGTATCCAAAGTAACCGTTGGCGCCCAACTGGCGGAACTGCTAAAGCCAATAGCTCCTCCGTTCCAGCCGCCAATAAACCCAGAATTGTTAATTCCTGAGCTACCTGCAACTGCTACAAAAGCACCCGTAGAAGCGACGTTAAAGTTGCTGGTCCCATTCACCTGCAGATCCAGCAGGTTCCCGCCAAACGCAGCCGGAGCATTAACACCAAGGCCCGTGCCACTAGCGGACCACGCACCAGCAGTGCCAACGTTGCTCGGTTGAATCAGGACTTGAGGCGTGGTGCCAGCAAACCAAGTGCCGGTAACAGCAACCGGAGGGACGCCAGTGGCCCCGTTAAGGCTGAGCGTGATGTTGCCGGTTGCGCCAACGACGCTGCTAGGCACGCCTGCGTACGCCCCAGCGTTGTTGTAGACCAGTTGCCCACTAGAGCCTGCAACTAGTCCGACGGTGCCAGTGGCATCGGGAAAGCTGATCGTGCGGTTTTGGGTAGGTGTTACGGTTTGAAGGGTTGTAGTAAAGGTTCCCCCATCATCCAGAACAACATCTCCACCAACCTCAAGTTCATCATTAACATCATCCCAAACAAGATTAGGAGATGCTGCGAGGTTTGTACCATCGGTATATTGGATTTCTCCAGCATTGCCAGTAGCAGTAGCACTACCACCAAACTCATAAAAGGTTTCATTTTCAGGGTTTACCTGTGACCGAAACCATTGTTGTGCTGTCGATGAGTAAATCCAGACCGTATTGTTTTCTGTATACGTTTGTCCCTCGGTAGGACTAACAGGAAAGGCCATAAATTTGAAAGATAAGGTTTATTTTTATGATTTTTGGGTGATCTTCCGAAAGGTCATGT